GAACTGACATTAGTTCCAGCATGGTATCTTCTGGTTTTTCCAAACCAGTAAATTTATCTACAATTGGTTGAAGCCTACTCATACTCCTAGGTTGTCTTCTGTTAAGATCTTAAAGTGAAGTAAGTGATCCTTGCAATATTCTTTAGCGGCGCTCCATTTTGCTTGATTCTTAGCATACTCTGTCACCTCTCTAATGTAGGCAGGAGTACGCTCTTTCCTCTTTTTAGGTTCGACGCATTGTTTCTTAGGTTTTACTTCTATAATATACTTCTGAATCTTACCGCCAGTCTCTCTTACTTTAATATAAAAGTCAGGAAAATATCTATGGATTCTTCCGTCAAGAGGTGAGCGATAGGGGATAATAATCTCTTCACTTCCCCATTCTAATATGTTTGGATTCCTATCACAGTACACCATGAACTTTCGTTCCCACAAACTGCGATAAATAATGTTGCGATGGTCTCCTCGATATTTTCCAGTATTGCTAGGTTGAAACTTACCCTTATATGCCATTAATTAAAAAATGTTTCACATGGAGTATTTAGTGTGGGCTTAATCAAGGATAGAGATCCAAGAAGAATACAGACTGAGAGCGTTAGAAAACTCTTCCAAGAAGTGGCGACCACAAGTCACTATGAGGTCTTCTTTCAGTCCTTACCTGCAAAACTCATCAAGTATATTAAGGACAGAGATGATGAGGTAAGTAATAAGTTTATATTCAGAGATCTTGGTCTTCTCTGTAAGACTGCTACTCTGCCAGGCACTTCCTTTGCGACTGCACAGGTGTCTGGACATGCCATGGGCATTGTTCAGAAATATGCCCACACCAGGATCTATCCCGACTTTACTATGACTTTCATAGTAGATGATAAGTATCGGGTTGTTAGATTCTTTGAGTTGTGGCAAGAGTTTATTTCTAGTGGTGGTCAAGAGAATCCTACTAGAAGAGCTTACTACCACAGAATGGAGTATCCTGTGGACTATAAGTGTGAGACATTAAGAATACAGAAATTTGACAAGGATCATGATCATGATGTAGAATACACTTATATAAATGCATTTCCCAGAAGTATTGCACCAGTTACAGTTTCTTATGACCAAAGTAGATTGTTGGAGTTGTCAGTCACATTTACATATGACAGACACTTCTTTGGTGGACTAGATAGATTGAGTAGAGCATATAGATCTGGTCAACTCAGTAAATTCAATGATCCCTTTAGATTCGTGAATAGTGCAGGAAATCGAGCTGATAGTCCAATAGCATTGCCGCCAAATGCTACATCGGAACAAATATTCGCCGCCACTCAGAGAGGTGGAGCTGCTTCAGTAACTGAGAATGGATCCACCGTTACATACTACAATACTGGCGAGAAAGTCATGATTGGTGGTAAAGAATATACCACAGATACTTCTCTTGACTTCTAACTAAATAACCCACTGACATAATATTATGCCTTTACCAACGATTGCAACTCCAACTTATGAGTTGACTCTGCCCTCATCAAAGAGAAAAGTAAAATACAGACCCTTTCTTGTCAAAGAAGAGAAGGTTCTTATCATGGCAATGGAGAGTGATAATCTCTCCGATATTGGAAGAGCTATCAAAGATGTTCTCTCGGCGTGTATTCTGACCCGTGGGATTAAAGTAGATAAACTGTCTACCTTTGATATTGAGTATCTGTTCCTGAATGTTCGTGGTAAGTCAGTCGGAGAGACGATTGATTTGCTCATTACTTGTCAAGATGATGGGGAAACAAAAGTTCCTGTAAGCATCGCTATCGATGAGATCAAGGTCAAGTATCACGATGATCACAATCCAGACATTAAACTGGATGATAAACTGACGATGCGTATGAGATATCCATCTCTCAGCGAATTCATCGCGCAGAACTTTGGCACTGGCGATAAACTAGATCAATCATTTGAGGTGATCGCTGGTAGTATCGATCAAATCTTTTCCGAGGAAGAATCTTGGGAGGCAAAAGATTGCACCAAGAAAGAACTCGTTCAATTCATCGAACAGTTGAATTCATCTCAATTCAAGCAAGTTGAGAGGTTCTTTGAGACTATGCCCAAACTTAGTCACACTCTTGTTGTTACGAACCCAAACACTGGTAATGAAAATTCTGTGGTACTTGAGGGTTTAGCAGCTTTTTTCAGTTAGCGATGTTGCATGAAGATCTTGTGTCTTATTACAAGATCAATTTCGCCTTAATGCAGCATCATAAATATAGCTTGAGTGAACTTGAGAATATGATCCCTTGGGAAAGGGAGATCTATTTAACTCTGTTGCAATCACATATTGAAGAACAGAATTTAAAGGCACAACAACAAGCTAATGGCAATTGACCGTACAAAATTACTTCCACCAGGACAACCAGGAACACCAGAGGGAACTGTAGTAAACCCTGGCGTTCCTGCTGGTTATGTCTCTGAGAAGCAATACAACGGTCTCAATAGAAATATTTTAGCAATCAGAAGTAATCTCAAAGCGATTGCTGATCTTTTAGTACGAAGAGATAGTCAAGAAGCAGCGGAAGATAAAGCAGATGAGAAACAATTACGGAGAGAAAGACAAGAGACAAGAATACAAGATGTAGAATCTAACTTAGGAACAAAGATAAAAGCTGCCCTCATCAAACCAATTGAGGTTATGAAGGCAAAGGTCCAAGGACCATTTGAAAGAATCATGAATGCTCTCAAAGCCCTATTCATGGGATTTGTTGGCATGAAAGCTATCGATGCTTTGAAAGCATGGGCAGAGGGTGATACTGAGACATTAGAGAAATTAAAGAATGATCTAATACAGGCACTTGCTGTTGGTGCTGGTATATTTGTTGCTCTTAACGGTGGTATTGGTCTGATCCTGGGTGCTGCTGGAGCATTAGCTGGAACTATTTTGGGAGCTCTACCTGCTATCTTTGGTCTAATTGTAAATCCATATGTGTGGCTTGGAGCATTAGTTGCTCTTGGTGGATTGGCATTGAGTGATCTGATTATATCAAAGACTAGTGGTTTTGATAGTTATAATCCATCTTCTCAGGCAGTCATCAATAGAATGGCAACAATTGGACCAGAGGCGACAATAAAGGAATTAGAAGATTTACATGCAGAACATATAAGACAGTATGGCGAGGGTCCATTTAGTGACACTAGAGGCGAGAGAGCACACATTCGCCAAGAGATTGCAAGGATAAAGAAAGCGATGTCTGGTAATACAGACAAGGATTCTTACTATTCATACCTTGGTCAAAATATAAGTGATGAAGATAAGGCAATCTTCAACAATATGTTGGCGGCTATGAGTAAGATAGAGGGATATCGGGAGTTGTATGATGTCACCAAGTTAGCAGCTGAGAATACGACAGATGCGGAAGAGAAACAGAAATTAGAAGATAAACTGAAAAAGTTGCGAGATCAGATGAGATCTACGCAAGATTTTGTAAAGACTCAATTTAGCTCCTTAAGTGATAAAGGAAGAGAAACATACGCTTTCGTTATGAAAGAAGATAAGAAAGCCTTCTTCAGAGATGTGGATTCTGGATTTAGAGGCACTGGACTGGGAGAGTTTCCTGATATTCAGGCACCACAAATTGAAAGAATTCAAAATAAATTACAAATCTTGAAGTCGGGGCAAGATAATCTTCTCCAACCACTACCAATAGAAGCACAACAATCAAATAATCCAACTACCAATCTAAAAGTTAGTATGAATAATACTCAGACTATTCTTAAGGATATGAACTTTGCAAAAGCATATGCATTAGATAGTCCGATTGATTATAGTCCCGAGATTAATATTCTTCCTTTCCAGACAGAACCAGATGCAGAACCGTTGATGCCCGATATCAATACTACTATTCAAGATATGAATATTCCTACCATCTATACTGCTGATAATACTAATTTCTATCGTGATTTCGCGTCAGCAATGTATGAATCATGAAGAATCTTATTCCAACAACAGAAGCGTTAGATATTGTTGATTTTGGTTTACTTGCTGTAAGGCAAACAACTCAGGGTATTAGAAAATCTCTGGGTAAGAGTGTTCGTGCGGATTTAACTAGAAATAGTAGAATTATAACATTAGAGAATGTAATCGCTGACAATAGGAAAAAGAACGAGCAAGAAAATAAGCTAGAGTTGCTTAAGCAACCAATGAAAAACTTGACTGGTGGCGTAAGAGGTGCCATGGCAGGAACGAAGAGTTTCTTTGGTGGACTGCTAAGAGCTGCTGGAGCATTGTTATTAGGTTTCCTGGTAGAAAAATTACCAGAGATCATATACTACGGGCAAAAAATCGCATCGATTATTAAGGATACCTATGATGGTGCAGTACAATTCATCGAAAATATTAAGAATGTATTTTCAGAAATAGTAGATGTTGTAAACCAAGGTGTAGAAAATATCAAGAACTTTGATTTCACTGATAGTGAGGGTAAACTTCAAAAAGAAATTGATGAGGCTCAGTCTGCTGTTGAGAAGACAAAGACAGATTTTAATACTACTATTGATAAAGTAGGGACAACCATCGAAGAGATGCGGACAGCTGGTGCTAATGAGTTTAATAAAATCAGAGCTGGGATGGGACTGCCACCTGTATCTCCAACTGAAGTTCAAGGTGAAAGTGTTATAAAAGAACAACCAGTTGTAATGCAAACACCTGAAAATGTAAGATCTAAAATTGCTGACCTAAAGGAAAAACTTAGATCTGGTGAAATATCTAATGAAGAGTTTCAAAGACAAATGGTTGAAGTGAGAAAGGCGTTAGAAAACCTGTCTCAAACTCCACAATATGAACCATCTACTGGAAATGAACCACCACCAGTAATTACAAATCCTGAACCTACAACCACCACCACTACTACTCCCGAACCAACAGTACAACCACAGAATCCAGTAATACCTCGTACACAGACTCAAGGTACTAGCGGCACTGGTGAAGAATTCAGAGTTGCTGCTGGTTTACTTACTGAGGGTGCAAAAGGTCAAGCTGCCATTGATGTTTTACAAGTAGTTGCTAATAGAGCAAGTCAAAGTGGACAGTCTTACACTGATGTCTTAGCAGCAGGAACTGGTGGTAATGATGTCGCATTCCAAGGTATATGGAAAAGACCTGGTGGTCCATCTGCATTTAGAGAAATAACCACTGCAGAAGAGGCTGCTAAATGGTCTGGATACACTGTTGCTGATATTGAAGAGACAGTGAAAGATATGAGAAACCCTTCTATGAGGCAAGCTGCAAGAGATTTTGTAAAAGGCGCAACACAGTTTAGAGGTAGTCCAGCAACAGTTAGAAAAGTCAACAATGATAGTAATCCAAATAATAATATTATAGCTGATCCAGATGGTAGAATGCCAGGAACATCTTGGAGAGGTACTGATGGTGACAACCAATTCATGACAGACTTTAGTGGTAAGTATACAGGTTCTTTTGGTCCTGATCCTAGTGTCAGTCCACCAGCAAACATTAATCTCTCTGCTAATCCTAAGACTATCACTGTTCCCTTCCCGTTACCTCCTCTAAATAATAATAGTGGATCTATGATCGCACAGGGAGGTGGATCTAATGATCCATTCTTATTCCCAGCACCACAAGGAAATGATTTCCTCAAGAAGATAAAATTATACAATAGTCAGTTCACCTAATGGCAGTTGCAAACGGACCATCAGTATACAGCAAGTTTGATATTACATCTAATGATGGCAAGACAACCATCAGCTTGATTGGTGGTGTCATTGAGTTTCAGTATTTTGAAGATATATTTTCTCCTATCTACACTGCTAAAGTAAGAATTACTAGTACAGGTACGGTAGTTGACGGGTCAAGGGGTGTGTTCAATGGTCTGCCTATTAGAGGTGGAGAGAAAGTAATTATTGGATTTAAAACGCCAATTGAAAAAGCGATGAAGTCCAAACAAGTTTTTAATAAACTTGAGATGTATGTTAATGGCATAACCAATGTTATAACTGAAAAGAAACAAGAAGTATTTGATCTACATTTAGTATCAAAGGAAGCATTTATCAATGAACAGGTAAGAGTTCCTATTGTATTTAAAAATCAGACAATTGATAAGTCTGTAGCTGCAATTATGAAATATCTTGGCAATGTCAAGATTGATGTATTAGAACCAACTGAGAATTCATATAACTTTTTCGGTAACTTAAGAAAACCATTCACTCTGCTGACAATGTTGGCAAAGAGATCCATTCCTGTAGATTCTAAAAGTAAGAGTGCTGGATTCTTTTTTTGGCAAACCCACACAGGGTTTAATTTTCTCTCCCCAGACGGTATAATAAAGGCTGGTGTTCAGCAGAAAGACTCTTTACAGCAGTATCGCTATGTCCAGACTCTGAGCACCTCTCTAGATAATGATCTTAAGAATGCTACAAACATTCTTAACTGGAATCTCATTTCAGATAATAATGTATTGAACAATCTAACAGTGGGTGAGTATTCATCACACAGAATGTTTTTTGACCCGTTGACATTTCAGTTCCTTGTGTCTAGATTCAGTGAGGAATCAAAACAAAAATTAGGTAAGAAAGAAAAATTACCTGACAATTTAAAAGCAGACAATATCCCAGCTAACTTCCTTGGATCTCGTCAGATCACTCAGATTCTTGACAGAGGGACATTTGGTGGTGAGAAGGGAGATGTCAATACCAATGTAAATGATTTCCCAGGAGATCATATTGCACAGTCAATCACACGGTACAGCACAATCATGACCCAGCAATTGGCACTCACAGTGCCAATTAACACCAACTTAAATGCTGGTGATGTGGTCAATTTATACTTCCCTGATGTATCTGATAAGAAGAAAGGTAAATGGGACGATCAACTTAGTGGACTATATATTATCAAAGAGATGACCCATTATCTCCTTCCTAATCAGTCATACACCGCTATGCGGGTAATTCGAGACACACACGGCTTTAGAGGCAAACCTAATGGATAACATCGAACAACACATTAAAAAGGACAAAGAAATCCTTGACAACCCAACAACTTCACCGCAACAGCGTCGGCACATTGAAACACAACTAGATCAGTTGGAACGGTACGCTGAAAGTCACAA